TAACTAAGGTAAATAAAATGACTGAATTTAAAATTAGCTTTATATTAACGAGAGATATCCAAACCGAAAACCCAATTGATGAAAGTTGGTTTGATACTGACAATATTAAATCTGAGATTAAAACATGGCTTGAAGACTTAGATTATGGAGTTCATAAAATAAAAGTAGAGGAGGATAAATAAAATGCAAATAACTAACAACCCAGCAAAAAGACTTCACGAAATAGCCGAGCAAATAGCCGAGCTAAAAAAAGAAGAGAAACAAATTAAAGATTTTCACCGCCAATTGTCAAAGGGTCGAACTGAACTATTTAACTTTAATTGGGATTATAAAATTTTAGTTCAAGCTCAAAAATCTCAACCAGTTAATTTGTCTAGACCAGATGTTGACAAAGCTTTATCATCAGCATTGATTTCTAAAATCTCTAAGCAAGTTTTTAATAAGTGTTATAAATCAGGAAAAAAACCAGACCAAACGGTTAAACTAATCGCCTCTTAATCGGGTCGGGACGGGTCTTAATCGACCCGTCAGCCCCTGCTACCCCTTAGGTACTTAGGTAGTAAGGCAAAAAGATAACGGGCTGTAATCGTTACCCACAGCGGGTCACAGCCCCCGGCTGCTCTTAGCGAGCGGAGCGAGCTAGTGTTTGGCACATATGATTTGATATATATTTTAATTCAGGTATAGTACCTCATGTTCAATGCACCGGAAGAAGTGATACGTGAAGTCTTAGCCTTAGAGCAAGCTAAGAAAAATTTAGTCGTCAGGGCAAAAGCTCAGGTAGACTTCATGGCTTTTGTTAAGCATGTTTATGACGGATTTATTGAAGGCGATCATCATAAAAAAGTTGCACAAAAATTTGAAAAGCTGGCCGCGAACCCTGGTTCACGAATCATTGTCAATATGCCACCACGACATACGAAGTCTGAGTTTGCTAGTTATTTGTTACCGGCATGGTTAATAGGTAAGAATCCTACCCTAAAAATTATACAAACTACACATACGGCGGAATTGGCTGTGCGTTTTGGAAGAAAGGTAAGGAATCTTATGGAGCTTGATATTTATAAAGCTATTTTTCCTGACGTGGAGTTGCGTGTTGATTCTAAGGCCGCGGGCCGTTGGGAAACGGAACAGGGCGGGGAATATTATGCAGCGGGCGTGGGTGGTGCGATCACGGGCCGTGGTGCGGATTTATTGATTATTGATGATCCGCATTCGGAACAAGATGCGTTGTCGGAAACGGCGATGGAGAATGCGTATGAGTGGTATACATCTGGCCCGAGACAAAGATTGCAGCCAGGGGGATCTATTGTGGTGGTTATGACCCGGTGGTCTTTAAAAGATTTAACGGGAAAATTAATTAAGGCACAGGGAGCGGATGTCATGTCGGACCAGTGGGATATGATAGAGTTCCCGGCTATTTTACCGAGCGACAATATATTGTGGCCGGAGTTCTGGAAGAAGGAAGAACTGCTCAAGGTCAAGGCATCACTGTCCCTGGCCAAATGGAATGCGCAGTGGCAGCAGAATCCAACGGCGGAAGAGGGCGCGATTATTAAGAAGGAGTGGTGGCGTGTGTGGGAAAGCAAAACGGTACCACCGGTCAGTTATATTATGCAGAGTTATGACACGGCCTTCTCGAAAAAAGAGACGGCGGATTATAGTGCGATTACGACCTGGGGAATATTCCAACCCGAGGAGGGGGGTCCAGAGCATATAATTTTATTAGATGCGCGAAAAGGAAGATGGGACTTTCCGGAGTTGAAGAGTACGGCGAAAGAGGAATATAAGTATTGGGAGCCGGACATGGTAATTATTGAGGCGAAGGCTACCGGTACCCCGCTCACGGACGAATTACGGGTGATGGGAATTCCTGTAATTAATTATACACCGAGTAAGGGACGAGATAAACATACAAGGATGCATATGGTGGCCCCTATCTTTGAGAGTGGTATGGTGTGGGCCCCAGATAAAAAATTTTCTGAGGATGTCATTGAGGAATGCGTAGCGTTTCCAAATGGGGACAACGACGATTATTGCGATAGTATGAGTATGGCACTTATAAGATATCGTAAGGGAGGGTTTATAAAACTTGACAGCGACCCCGAAGATGACGAACCTAGCTACCGAACACATACACGTCAATTTTATTAAGGAGAAGAATAATGGAATGGATTATGGGAAGATTAAAAGAACCTTCAACATACGCAGGCGCGGGTGTAGGGGTTATAGGTGTAGGTATTATTATTGACCAGCCAATATGTATTTTTATAGGGATTGCTGCGGCAGTCATATCTTTTGTATTGAAGGAAAAGGGGATACTATAGTATGGCACTTCCTTTAATAGGAGGATTGTTAGGGGCTGTTGGTGATATTGCTGGTTCATGGGTTAAGGGCAAAGTAGAAGAGAAAAAAGCCCTAACCTCTATAAAAGTAGCTAAAGCCAAGGCAGAAGCGACCGTTTACGAGAAACAGGCAACGGGCGAACTGGATATGGAGAAGTCCCTCACCGACCAAATGGGGGGTTCATGGAAAGATGAGGCCTGGACAATTTTTTTTATTGCAGTTTTGGCGGGATGCTTTATACCTTGGACACAGGATGCTGTACAAAAAGGATTTGTATTTTTAGATGAGAGCACACCAGATTGGTTTGCTAACTGTATTTATATATCTATATCAGCATCTTTTGGTTACCGTGTTGCTAAAGGTGGTATGGGTATGATAGGGGCAGTTAAAGGAACAAATAAAGTTTCTAGTAAAAAAGTTACAAAGGAAGAATAAACTATGGCACAAGGAAACGGAAGACTTCCTCCTTCACAAATTGATTCAGCTATGCCTGGATCCGGCATGGATTTAGAGGGTGGCGAAGATATAGAAGTAGAAACAGTTGAGGAAGAGACACCAGACTTTGATGAAAGCATGGTTGAGGTTCAAGAAGATGGTTCTGTCAATATAAATTTTGAAGAAGCAGCAGCGGAAGAGTTATCACAAGAATTTGATTTTAATTTATCCGAAAGTATAGATGACGATACGTTAATGGAAATTTCTACAGAGCTGTTAGGTTTATATGAAGAAGATAAAGAAAGTCGTCAAGATTGGGAAAACTCTTATGCAGAGGGACTCAAACTTTTAGGATTAAAATACGAAGAGCGTGATGAACCTTTCCGTGGGTCTAGTGGTGTTACGCATCCTGTTATTGCAGAAGCGGTTACACAATTCCAAGCGCAAGCGTATAAAGAATTATTACCGGCAAGTGGCCCTGTTAAATCTCAAATTATAGGGGCGACAGATACACAAGTAGAAGCGCAAGCGCAACGTGTACAAGATTATATGAATTATCAAATAATGAATGTAATGGAAGAGTACGATCCGGAAATTGATAGATTATTGTTTTATTTACCATTAGCGGGAAGTGCTTTTAAGAAGGTATATTTTGACGACACTTTAGATAGAGCGGTATCTAAGTTTATACCCGCCGATGATTTAGTGGTTCCATACAACGCTACCGATTTACAATCTGCATCACGCGTAACGCATGTTGTGCGGATGTTAGAAAACGAAGTAAAAAAATTACAGGCGGGAGGATTTTATAGAGACATACCCTTGCAGCCGTATGAAGAAGACGATGAGTTAAGGGATAAAGAAAGAGAGATTTCTGGCATATCTAAAACTTCTGTGGACAGTGATTGCACTTTATTGGAGTTTCATACAAATTTAGATCTTGAAGGTTACGAGCACATGGATCCTTTTGCTAATGAACCTACAGGAATTAAACTTCCCTACATTATTACAATAGATTTAGAAAGCGGAAAAGTTTTAGCTATTCGTAGAAACTGGAAAGAGGGCGATGAGCTATATAAAAAACTTCAGTATTTTGCGCACTATAAGTTTTTACCGGGATTAGGTTTTTACGGTTTAGGATTATTACACATGATAGGTGGTTTGGGTCGTTCCGCTACCTCCATTCTTCGTCAGCTCATCGACGCGGGTACATTAGCCAATCTCCCTGCTGGTTTTAAAGCAAGAGGTATTCGGATCCGTGAGCCTGACGAGCCCCTGTCTCCCGGCGAATTCCGTGATATAGATGTTCCTGGTGGAGCCTTAAAAGACAGCATTCTTCCTCTTCCCTATAAAGAGCCAAGTCAAACTTTAATGCAGCTTTTAGGATTTGTGGTTGACGCTGGGAGACGATTTGCAGCCATTACGGATATGCAAGTTGGCGATGGTAATCAATCTGCAGCCGTAGGAACAACGGTAGCCTTATTAGAAAAAGGTTCTAAAGTAATGTCGGCGATTCATAAACGGTTACATTACGCGCAGAAACAAGAGTTTAGAATGTTAGCAAAAGTTTTTGGTGAGTACTTACCACCAATGTATCCATACAATGTTTATGGTGCGGAAGCTTCTATAAAACAAGCGGACTTTGACGATCGTGTCGATGTTGTGCCGGTATCCGACCCAAATATTTTTTCTGTGTCGCAACGTATGGCTTTAGCGCAAACACAATTACAACTTGCTCAGTCTAATCCAGAAATGCATAATATGTACGAAGCGTATAAAAGAATGTATGAAGCGGTAGGCGTACAAAACATAGAAGCTATTCTACCTCCGCCACAACAACCGGAACCTATTGACCCTGCAATAGAAAATGCGCGGGCTTTAATCCAAGAAAATTTACAAGCTTTTGAAGAGCAAGATCAAGATGCACATATTGCAACACACGTTGCCTTTATGAAATCTCCAGTTGTTGCTTCTACGCCACCAATTTTTGCGTTATTATTAGCGCATGTTTGTGAGCATATAGGTTTAAAAGCAAGAGGAGTTGCTATGATGGAAGCGATGGATATGGCTCGTCAAGCGGAAGCACAAGGAATGCCTCCACCACAATTTGACGGAGAATCAAGAGTAGCGGTTCTTATTTCGCAGTACACAGCAGAAGTCTTGCAATTGTTTGCTCCTCCACCAGAAGGAGAAGTTGATCCATTGGTAGCGTTACGTGAGAAAGAATTAGAAATTAAAGCGACAGATATACAACGTAAAGCATTAGAATTTGACGCACGCATGGAATTCGAGCAGAATCGTGAAGAAGGTCGCCAAGAATTAACAGCGGAAAGAATTAATTCTAGTGAGGACATTGCGCAGTTACGTGCAACGGTTGCTAGAGAAAAGATGCGTAAGGACTATAAGGTAGGAAACTAATGGCATTATACCAAGGAAAAACAGTTTCGCTCAATAAGCCTATGAAAGGTGACGTAAAAAAGTTTAAAGTCTTTGTAAAGTGCGACGGAAAAGTAAAGAAAGTTAACTTTGGTGATAAGAATATGACAATTAAATCACACATTAAAGCCAACAAAAAAAGTTATTGTGCGCGAAGCGGTGGTATTAAAGGAGCAAGTGACAGATGTTCTGCTAATTACTGGTCACGTAGACAATGGAAGTGTGGAGACGCGTAATGGCAAATAAAACAGTAGATGCACCCGACGGATTTCATTGGATGAAAGATGGAAAAGGTTACAAACTTATGAAAGGCAATTATGCACCGCACCCAGGAGCGGTTAAAAAAGCGTCTTTTTCCGTGCAAAAACAACATAAAAGCGGAAAGAAAAAAACATGACTAAGCCGACCGTAACAAAAGTAGCATCTAAACTTGAAACACATGAAGCGGTGTGTGCAGAACGTTGGAAAGAAACTATTATAAGAATAAAACGCTTAGAACATATAATGATAGGCGCAGCGGGAACAATTATTATATTATTATCAACAATGGTATGGAGAACATAATGAAAAGAGATAAAGGATTAGCCGGTCAAATGGCCGAGCAAATGTATATTCCTAAGAATGCTGCTAAAGGAATGTTAGCAAAAGCTAAGAAAATGAATGACCGTGACGGATTTATGGGCGGCGGTTCAGCGCATAGCAGCGGAGTACGTCGTTTACAACAATCTAAAATGAATATGGCCGGAGGCGGAACAGCCCGTCGTGCAGGCGTAGCTATTAAAGGTTTTACATTTAAGGGGATATTCTAATGGGTGTAGAAAATTGGTTAAAAAACTTTACAAAAAAACAAATAAAAGAAGGACGAATAAAATATATAGATAGTAATGCTGCTGACAGTATGTCTCTTCCTGAGTTCATGTATAAAGAATATGGCAGGAAAAACGCAGCAGGTGGCGTAAGTTTAGATTTTGAAGAAGGCGAAGTAGCTAGTAGCATGTTCACAGGTGGTGCAGCTATTAAAGGACGTAACTTTAGTGGTAACTATTAACAAAGGAGAAAAATAATG